TCACCAGCAATCTGCGTCGGAATGCTCTTGTCCCTCGCCCTCGCACTCTTTATCTCGTCGTCCGTCGTCAAATAGTCTTGATAATAGCGCATCTGCGCTCCGTCTACCCGCGAGGTCCAGTTGCGCTCATACAATAACGGCAGGTCAGCATCGTCCGGATCGGTAATGATCCGTGCCACATTCAGTGGATCAAATCTTCTCAGCGTCACCGTGCCATCTAGCGTGGATACGAAGAATACAAGGAAAAGCTCGCCGTCAACTAGAAGTTGATCGGAGAGCTTGTGCATGTTCCTCGGCTTCAATAACGCCCTGGTTAGCTCGATCCTCTCCCCAAAACCAAAGTTCGTCCAAATCCGAATCATCTGCTGCCAGTTTACGTCGGTTCGATATAGATGCCGCGAGACCTTCACAGAGTTCTCACGTATGTGGTCAAGGACATCTCTGTGCTGCTCGTCAATACCATATCTCAGCAAGACCTCTCCGCTGTATAGCCGATTGTAAAAGTCCATGTATCGACTGTCTACCTCGCTCAACTGCTCGGCTTGCTCAGCGGAAACTTTTCTACTTAACTCCTCTGGATTGATGAAATATCTATTGCGGAACATGATATTGTATAACTCGTCCGCCGTGTCCCGCAATCTGCGCTGCCCTGGACTCAACGCATAAACAATCTTATCTATAAGATTCATATGCCTCCGCTCCTAAATAGGTCGATTCTATCGCTAGCGTCGGCCCCACTAATCCCATAATAACAGCATCGGCCTTGTCTGTCGAACGACCGGCATTCCTGCGACGTAAACTGTCTTTGCTCTCTATCTGTATGTTGCCCGCACTCGTGATCCTGTACTTGGGCAATATTAGCTCTCCTATCAGCTCATCGTCGTTCGGTAATGTTACGTTGAATCGCTTCGCGTTCGCTGGGTCTAACATCTCACGTAACATCCACCAACCAGCCGCACGCCAGTTCAAAAACCTGAGTTCCCCTGAACTGTCCGTCAACCCCGTCTTCTTGCTCGCTACAAATGGAATGGCCGGTATGCCTTGCTCCCTCAAACGCTGCACAACCCCCGCACCAAGCCCAATCGCATCCACTATTACGTCACAGTTGTATTCCGCAAATAACCGCGCTAGCACACCGGCCATCTCCATTGTCCCAATGCGAGGATCGCTGATCGTGTGCTCAATAATCTCTATCACCCGCGTGCCGTTCGCTATCACCGCTATCGGCGCTGCATCATTCTCCGCCCCGCCTAGGCTAACATCCGCTCCTAGCGCGGTGACTACTAAATACTCATCATCATCCGCACGCTCGCCGCGCCGTACAGCCTCCTCAACCCAACTGAGAGGAATAACCCCCGATTCTTGATCGGCAGCAAATTCCCCTAATACATGCGTCTTGTATAACGGGCTGTCCTCTCCCCACTTGATGCGACGCTCTTCAACCCATTGCTCTGATACCCTGCCAGCATCTATCGCCTCTTCTATTGTAACATGCCTCGTGTACCAGTGCAATCCTTCCATGAATACTCTGTAAAACCACCCACGAGGCATCCCCGGTGTGCTGATCGCTAGTATTCTCGATTCTTGGTTCGCCCCCGATAACGTTCCCTGTATACTGTCAAATATCTCATCCGGTATCGCCTTGCTCTCGTCTAATATCACTAAAAGCGCCGTCGCGTGCGCCCCTTCCATCGCGTCTTGATTGTTGCTCGCCGCAGCAAACGCTTCGCCCGTGCTCAACTGTAATGCCATGTTGAGCAACTCCGTCCGCTCGTTGAATGGCTCGCGCCCCACTATGTCCCACTTGATCCGCCGCGCAAATGTCCGTATCTCAGGCCATAAAAAGTGCTGCAACTGCCTCCATACACTCGCCGTCGTCAGTACCTTCCAGTCCACTACTCCGTCATGCATCAACGCAAAATATAGCACGGCCAGCGCCGCTATCGTCGTCTTCCCCGCACCACGACTGCTGCGCACCGCAACTTGAGCACGCGAGTTCTTGGGGTCGAATAACGCCTCTAATATCTCCACTTGATAGTCCGTCGGACCAGAATTGTTGGGCCAACGTATCACGCTCTCCGCAAACGCCCGCACACGCCCAGAATACGCCTTCTGAAACTCGCGGAAACTACGATTGGTTATTCCCCCCAGCTCCTCCGTTTTCTTCTTCAGCGCCCGTATCATCTGAAGTTTCTGTTCCGGAGATAAGTGCTCTAAATTCTGCATCTTGGATAACATCTTCTAATTGCCCCGCCATCTCTAAGGCCGTGTAGTATTCCTTTATCGCCTCGTCTAACTCAGAATCAATCTGCTCTATGCTGACTTTCGTCGACGATAACTCCATCTGCGCCGCTAAACGCGCTAGCTTGCTCGCCGTCTCTACAAGCTTCGGTATGTCGGATGCACGCCAGCTAACCTCACTAAGATCGTTCGTGGCCCGCTCTAACATCGCCTGCGCTACCTTGACCATCGAGTGCGCTAGCTGCCACTCCCTCTCACGTTCCTCTTTCCTGCGCTGTACCCAAACCTCCTGCGCTAACTGGTCTTGATATACGTCAAACGCCCAAAGACGCTCCTCCCACTTGTATTGCGTTTGATAACGATAATACTTGGAGGGTACAGTATCTACCCCCAATACCTTCCGCACAGCTTCCGCTAGTACCCTCTCACCAGGCGGCATCTCCCGTAACGCCGCAAATACTTCAAAGGACTCCGCTGGCTCGTGCGGCAACCTGTCCCATGGCCGCACGTCCGTGATGTGCTTCTTCACTAAGGCGTCAATGTAGTTATCCATAACAGTGCCCGTAATATTTGCAGGATGGCTTCCCCTTGTATATACACTCGCCCTCTCGCGGCTCATCATGGGGCGGCGGTACCTCGTCGCTCGCTAAAAGTTCCTCTAGCTTGGCACGACGCGCGGCGACCTCCTGGGGATAAAACTTGGATGCACGCCCCCCTGAATGCCTGCACACGCCCGCTATGGGGTCAACTGCAATCTCGTAATGCTCGCCCCAAGAACGATAATATAACACCAACGACGCGGGAAAACCATGCTTCTCTTCAAATAACTGGCCATATAACAATAGCTGCATCAAATGCTCGCCCTGCGGTAAATGGTTCGGGTTTAGATTGCCCTTCGCCTTGTGCTCCACTAAAACCCAGTGCGTTGCATCTTGAATGATGGCAAGGTCAACTTTGCCAGACCATATACCGTTGTTTAGCTTGTATTGCGTAATCATGCGCCAGTCTCGCCCAGCAGAGGAAATCTTGCGCACCGTGTCATCCTCGTAAAGCACGCCAAGCCCCATTATGTCTAGTAGATAGTCGCTAAATGGATGGGTGGGCGCGGAGCCTTGAACGCGGAGCATTACTGAACGGGGACATCTCCCTATTTCACTTACGTAAAGTACTTTGCGGGGACCGTAACTCCTTTGAGATAGTGCGTGTAGGCCGTCTGTGTAAGCCTCGTGGATCATGTGTGCCTCCTTATGTGTATAGTGTAGCATGAAATGTGCGTTTATGTCAAGGGTGAGTGTCTTTGCTTTCTTTGCAGACGTTTATACCAGAAAAACGAGAGCCATATTTTTTGAGACCCGACGCTAGGCGGAGACTCCGTACTCGTAAAGGATAGTTATGTCAAGTTGGGTGCCACGGGCCAGTGTCCTGGAGCCTGGACGGTGACAGCGGTGGACGGTGACCACCTGGACGATGGCAGCGGTGGACGGTGACCACCTGAACGGTGGCAGCGGTGGACGGTGACCACCTGAACGGTGGCAGCGGTGGACGGTGACCACCTGGACGATGGCAGCGGTGGACGGTGACCACCTGGACGATGGCAGCGGTGGACGGTGACCACCTGAACGGTGGCAGCGGTGGACGGTGACCACCTGGACGATGGCAGCGGTGGACGGTGACCACCTGAACGGTGGCAGCGGTGGACGGTGACCACCTGGACGGTGACAGCGGTGGACGGTGACCACCTGGACGGTGACAGCGGTGGACGGTGACC